GATGGATTCACGGGCAGCGGGCTTCTTCGGGATGGTGTCGTAGATGACAGTTCCGGCATCCTCCACATAGGAGCGGACATACTGGATGCTTTCAGAAAAGCGGATCGGTCTGTTCTTGTCCTCAATATTGGTCAGTCGGACTTCATCGGCGGCAAAATCAACCGCTTCGATTCTGCACTTAATGCCATCCACATTCAGCGTCGCGCCGACAGGAATGTAATCTGCGGCTTTGAGTTCCTTGAAGGTCTCGCCGTCCTTGCTGAGAAAGACATCCACGCCGGACTTCCAGAGCTTATGAGAACCGGCTACCCATGCGCTTTCACGGAAACCAGTAACCGGCATGGAAGGCTTGCCGCGCACCTTCTTTTCAAGGAGTTTTGTGCCGAGAAGCGGCGCGGCTTTCTTTGCGTCCTTGCCGTACAGCTCAAAATAGCCGTTCTGGGCAAAGCAGACCAGCGCGTCCGGATGAGCCTTTTTGACTGCCTCATATTTGCGGAGTTCTGCGACGGGCAGAGGTGCAAGCACCTCTGTCCTTTCTGCATCCGGCAGTCTGTCACGGTGGGTTTTCTGCTTGGACAGCACTTCTTCCAGCGCCTCCGCGTCCTTTGGGAGCGTCTGGTGGGTTTTGACGCCGCCATGCTCACCGACCAGAGCCATTGCTGCATCGAAGCTGCTGCGGCAGGGGGAGTCCAGCACAAAGCCATCTGCAAAGGTCAGCCGGTCATGATCCGGCGCAACCGAGTTCTGCGCCACATTTGCCGCCTGTTCCCGGTAGTTGATCTCAAAGACATCTCCGAAGACCTTGCCACGCTTGACGGCTTTCGGGACAATGACGCGGGCAATGCACTCGTCGTATGTCTGTTCCGCGTAAAAGCGGAAGGTGTTGTGATCCCGCGTCCCCTGAATAAAGACCTGATTTTCGTTGAGACAGTGCGTTCCATGCGGACGGCAGAACCACATCAGCGTTTTGTCTTCGGGATTCCGGCTTTCGGCAGCGCGGCGGATGATACGCTTATCGATGTCGAAGTCTTCCTTGTAGCTGTCTACATGACTATCCACG